CTCCGTCATTTCGTTTGATGTTGGACCTGCCCAGCCTGACCACTCACCTTCGGTCAAGTCTGTGGGGATCACCGGACAGATCACGGGTTCTCGTGCCGATATCCTCATCGCGGACGACGTAGAGGTACCCAACAACTCAGCCACCCAGATGATGCGGGACAAGCTCTCGGAGTCCGTCAAGGAGTTCGACGCTATCCTGAAACCTGGTGGACGGATCATCTATCTCGGTACCCCGCAGACAGAGATGTCTCTCTACAACCAGCTCCCTGAGCGGGGCTATGAGATTCGCATCTGGCCCTCTCTGTATCCAGAGCTGAATAAGCTGGAGTCCTACAAAGGCAGACTGGCCCCCTCGATCACTAAGGGACTGGAAGAGAACCGGGAGCTTGTCGGGAAGCCCACAGACAGCCGAAGGTTTGACGAGGCTGATCTTCTTGAACGAAGAGCCTCCTACGGTCGTGCAGGCTTTGCCCTGCAGTTCATGCTCGACACCTCTCTGAGTGACGGCGACAGGTATCCTCTGAAGGTTGCTGACCTCATCATCCAGAACCTGAACCCAACCATGGCCCATCTGAAGGTGGCCTGGGCTGCAGCACCTGAGCTGTGCATCAATGACATCCCCAATGTGGCTCTCACAGGGGACAGGTTCTACCGACCCATGTGGCACTCCGACGATATGTCTGAGTACACCGGGGCTGTCATGTCCATCGATCCCTCAGGGAGGGGCAAGGATGAGACAGGCTATGCCGTGGTCAAGGCTCTGGCTGGTAATCTTTTTCTCACAGAGGCTGGAGGGATCACCGGAGGCTATGAGCTGGAGACTCTGGAAACTCTGGCCTATGCGGCCAAAAGGAACCAGGTCAAGTACATCATTATCGAGGCTAACTTTGGTGATGGCATGTTCACCCAGCTCATCAAGCCTGTCCTGGCGAGGATCTACCCCTGTACCGTAGAGGAGGTAAAACACTCCACCCAGAAGGAAGCTCGTATCATCGACACCCTGGAACCTGTCATGAGTACCCACAGACTAATCGTGGATGCCAAGGTAATCCAGAAGGACTTTGAGACAGCTAAGGACCTCAAGAAGTCCCTGTTCTACCAGATGACTAGGTTGACCAGAGATCGAGGAGCCTTGACCCATGACGATAGACTGGATGCCCTGGCTATTGCTGTAGCCTACTGGACTGAGTCTATGGCTAGAGACAACAACAAGGCAGCCAAGGAGATCAAGAACCAGCACCTAGACAAGGAACTGAAGAAGTTCATGTCGAACATCCTAGGGTCTAAACCTAAGCCTAACACCTGGATGTGATCCCCCAAGGGATGGTTGCCCAATCGGATAGAAATATCCGGGGGATGATCCTAGGCTGAGCACAGGCCACTTAGGGTTCCGGCTTTGGCCGGTCTGGTTCCCTATGGTGCTCGGCATGTAGATCGTTGTTCATGCTGGCTCATAGGCTTCCATCCACCTAACCTACCTAAAGATATCTTGGGGGGTAAGGGGGGGACTCTGGAAGCCCATGGGCTAGCATATAGTTTATTCATCTTAGAGTTAACTATAGGTCATCTATAGAATGTCTATAGGTGTCCTCTCTAGGGATGATACCAATAATGATAACAAGCTAGGATCAACTCAGAGACATCTTAAGGGTGTCACGTAGGGTAGCCTAGGGTGAGACCTTAAGGCAGCTCATAGAGGGATCTAGGGGTGTTCTTGATGGGACTCTAGGTGTGACCTGAGGTGTGACTCTAGGGGTCCAAAAGTTTTACTAAAAAAATCTCTGAGGGCAACTCGACCAAAACGCTTGGCGATTTCCCCCCATGCCCCCTTGGTTTTCTCCTCGATTAGCCAAAGAAAATGCTCTAGCTACATAATCTAGTTGCTAGGTGAATCCTCAGTTGTTTTCAAGTTATCCACAGGTTATTCACAGGTTATTCACAGGCTTGTTAGAGTTATCCACAGGCTTGTTAGAGTTATCCACAGGTGCATGAGCATGAGTTTATGCATCGGTGGCTTTTCGTTTCACATTATGAAATGACACTCTTACATTGTGAAACCTCAAGTCATCCTCAAGTCATCCTCAAGTCATCCTCAAGTCATCCTCTAGTCATCCTAAAGGTCACACCTCTAGCCAATCCTTTAGACTCACCTTTAGACTCACCTTTAGTATTCACCTAGTCATCCCTTAGGGTTTCCCCTAGTTACATCGGTGCGTTTTCAACGTACACTGCGCACCATGCCAAGCAATAGTGCACGGCAGCAACTAAAGGACTACACCATGTACCGCATTACTGACTCCTACGGCACCAACAAAACAGCCTGGACCCGTAAAGAGGCCTTTGCATGGCTTGCGGTGTGTAGTCCAGAAGCGAAGATCACGAATAGAATTACTGGTCGTGTGATCGCTGCTCGTAAATTTTCCCGTGTCTACTAACCTAAGGAACATCATGAAGAACCCTAACGAATTCTGGTCGGAAGTAGCCTTTGCATTGATCTTGGGTAGCCTCGGGGGTTACGTTCTAGCTCTCTACTTCTGAGGTGCATCATGTCTACAGAAAGACAAAAAGCATTCATCCTGGCAATTCTTGATGTATGGCTCCCACTGTTGACGCGTGGTGAGATTACACCTGAAGAATTTCGAGCATTCATTGAAGCTTCACTCACATTCTGAGGTGCATCATGCCCCAAACGATTCTCTCTTACATGGTGTGCCTCATTAATTACCACGATGTACCCTTCAAGGATGCTGCGGTACGTACTGCGTTACACTTCAAGGTCCCTCAGGTTTACGTAGAGACCCTATTCTCTAGAGGGGTGTGAATTCCCTCTTGACGTAACACTTGCCAAGTGACAATAATTGCCTCCTCTCAATCATTCATAGGACTACACACCATGAAAAACCAAGCCCACACCTACACCACCATGTCCGGCAAACTCACGCGTAAGCCCATAGGTTTCGTGGTGTATGAGGGACCCTCAGAACTGGATGGTTCTCCCATAGTCGTGATTGTGAATCGTATCTTCACAGCATCCGACAATGCGAAGACTGGGGATATCGTCCAAACTTTCATTATCCGGTCCGATGTCTCTCCCCTGGATGCCCTTAAGTCTGGTGAAGATGTCTCAGTGTGTGGTGATTGTGAGCATAGGCCTATCCTGGTGAAGGGGGGCAACGGTAAAGCCCCATGCTATGTGAATGTGGGGAGGTCCGTGATGTCAGTCTTTGGGGCTTATCAACGTGGGTCTTATGTCAAGGCAACACCTGAAGAGGTCGCTCAGTACCTCGCGGACCGTGTCCTTCGCTTAGGGACCTATGGGGACCCTTTCGCAGCACCTATCACAGTCTGGTTGCCTATGGTCCAAGCTGCGGCGCGTCGTGTGGGTTACTCGCATCAATGGCAAAACCCTAAGTTTGACGCTGAGGCATGGGGTCCGCTTGTAATGGCATCGGCTGACACTCTTGAACAGCGTAACAAGGCTAAAGAAAGGGGTCTTCGTACGTTTCGTGTGGGCTTTGGTGATGAGCTTCTGAAAGTGATGGGTGAGGCTGTATGTCCAGCATCTGCCGAAGCAGGAAAGAAGACCACATGTGCCGATTGTCGCTTGTGTGGTGGTACGTCCATCAAAGCGAAGGATATCGTTATCCGTGACCACGCTGTGGGCTTTAAGGGACGCACCGTGTTCAATATCGCTGTGGTATAATACGTACCGATTGCCAATCGTTGCCCATTGGAATCAGTGGGCAACAGTGGGCATTCTGTAGGCCATGCCCTGGCCACTCATAGTACTACCCACCATGAATTCACCTATCGACTATAAAGGTTTCGCTATCTACACCCATGAAACAAATAAAGACGTGTATGTCCGCGACTCTCTGGCATGTAGTCATATAAGGTATTTTCGATCTTTACATGCTGCGAAGTGTTTCATTAGCCGTTATATGGTCCCTGCCTATGCAGCGGGGAGCTATCGCGTTATCTAAGGGCCAAACAATAGGACTACTCATTATGAATGACCGCTTTTTTATTCGAGACTGTAACGGCACTATCATTGGGAACACGAAGGGATACCGCACGATAAAGGGGGCAATACGTGAGCAAAATAGGCCCGGGTCTAAGGCCTTTAAATCAATCTGGGAGGCTTACGATGCACGTCCCAAAGGGTCTAAGACATTCAATTTAGTGTCATCTGTTAGAGGGGCCTAAGAATGAAACCCACATACTACGGCACAGAGGTGCGTATTGAAATTCGAGGGATGGGCCTTGACGGTACCCGGGTAGTCCAAAGGTTTGACCCAGAGACAACCACATGGACCGATGACGCAGTGTTCTATGAAGCTTCAGATTCATGCAGTACTGAGTCTAAGCGGTACGCCATGAGCCTAGCAAAACGAGGCTAAGAGTGGGGGTCTTTGTGATAGGCCATAAAACCGTGGCCGTCACAAAGATGACCCGCTCTTGCATTGGGCGCTCCCACATATTTCCAAACCGTGGCCGTCACAAAGATAACTGGGCATTTCTAAGGGTAATCCCTAGTGGACCTTTAGAAATTCTCATTTAAACTTCGCTACATGTGCTGACCAGAGCACGTTAATAGGCTGGGTGTAGGGGCGAACGCCTTCGGGACAATCCTACAGTCTCTAAAAATATGCCTTTGCATTGGGCGAGGGCATATCATTGGAGATTATCGTGAACTATCCATATTCTTCCGGTTGGCCTACATGGCCCTTTACTCGTTTGTCTCCAAAAGAGATGGCCGCACTACTCAAGAAACTTGAGGAAGACAGGGTTAATCAGTCCCTGGCCGACGCAGAGGAGGCGCTGCTGTGAGCCTAGAGCACCTCATAGTCGGCCTCACAGGCATCGGATACCTCATCGTGGGTGTCTTGCAGTGGTCTAAAGGTGATCTGTCGAATGGCATGGTCTGGTCTGGATACGCATTTGCCCAAATTGGGCTATGGATGAATCTCAAATGAAAACTGCTCTCTTCATCGAAGATACCCCTGATGGGCTCAAAACGAAGCTCATCTGGCAGTCTTCAGGTCACATGGATAATGTTGCTGACTCTATTGCAATGAATGTGATGGCAAACCTTACCCTGTTCATCAGGAACATGGAGGAAAGGAAGCTTCTCAGAATTCTCCCAGAGAACCACAAGGAGCTTCCTGGGGCTACTGCCTCCTAAGCTGGAGTTTCACAAACAGTGACAGACCCTTTCCAGTGGACAACCAATTG